CCATCAAACATATGGTAGATGGTGTTGCTGCCATGCCAGCAGTCCATCGATGCCATGGCATTCAGGCACACGTCAGAGATGTGGATGTCCTCGATGTCGAGGAAGTTATACGCGTCATAAAAATAACGTTCAGCAATCAGCTTTGCTTCAGAGGGCCAGCATTGCTCTGGGTTGTGTGTTGTGGTCGTGTCTTTACTCATGGCTGTCCTTGCGTGGTGGGTGGTGTTTATCTGTATACCGATATCAGACGGATGGCAATCCGTGCGTGGTTGTGTCTCGCCGGGCTCGCCTCGCGAGGCGGACCATGTATGAAGGGGCATTGCTCCTGCCCGATAGCAAGGTTTCAAAGCTGTAGACATACCCTCGGTGGTCTTCACACCACCAGGTCCCATCTCCTACCCTCGCCCGGGTATAGAGGTCCTTGACGGACCCCGCCGCAGCGGGGCTGTATGTGATGAAGGCGTTCCGGCGCCCTCGCAGGGTCCACGTCTGGGTGGACCCGTCTGTGTGGTGCGTGATCATGGCTGTCCTTGCGTGGTTGGTGGTGGTGTCAGCGGGACGAGGACCAGCGGACTTTGTCGACGTTGGCGCGGGGGTCGCCCCCGGTTCGGATGGAGTCGGGACGGTTCAGCCATTGCTGCTGTCGCCCACCCTTGACGCTGGCTTCTTGCACGAAGCCGGCGGCCCTTAGGCTGGCCCCGCTCTCCGAGGCCAGCGTGTAGGTGATGACCTTTGTGTAGCCCATCGCAAAGGCAGCGCGCCGGGCGGCGCCGTATAGCTTCGAGCATGCGTTTGGGGTGCCCAGTGTGCATACCCGGAGGACCTCCAGCGTATCCCCATCGTCCATCACTCTGGAGACCGGACGGCCAGCGATGGCGACCCCGACCCGAACCCCGTCCAGTTCCACCGAGATGGAGAACTTGTGTCCCCTCGACTTCTTTGAGTGTCGATGGTGTTTGGTTACCCATTCGTTGGCGTCCCGTAGGGATAGCGGTTTGATTCGTAGCGGCATGGTGGTCCTTGCGTGGTTGGTGGTTAGCAGCGGTGACAGGTGCATCTCAGGGCGTGGTCTATGTGGGTTGCGCATCCCTCCCGGTGTGGGGTCTCGACCCACTGGACCGCGACGGTGTCAGCGTCAGTGGTGGCCTCGTGGTCGGTTCGTGACTCGACCACGTCCGCGAACTCTTGGGCTGCCTCGATGGCCTGCTCCAGAATGGTGGACTGGTCCGCGGTGGTCGTGATGGTGAACGTGATGGTGTATGTATCGGGCATGGTGGTTCCTTATTGGTTAGCCGTGCTGAGCTGAGAAATCATCGGGACACCATCGCGGTGTCAATGGTGGCCTCAATGGCGGCCGGGGTGATGCCCTTGATAAGTGCATCATGCACGGCCGCTGTCAGGGAGTTCCGGGTCTCGATGGTCATGGCCTCGGCATATCGCCGCGCAGCATCTGCTATTGCATCGATGCAATCGAGGGCCGTTCTTAGTTCAACGTACATGTTGGGTTGGTCCTTGTGTGGTTGTGGTGTGTGCTGGTGAGGCCCGGCCTCACCAGCGTGTTGGTGGTCAGTCGTTGAAGTATACGGCGGTGTCCATTAGGCCCGCCCCACTGGGCAGTGACTCAACCCAGAATCCATCCAGCAGCCCATGGGCCGCGGCCGCGGCCAGTAGCGCCATGACGTCGGAGAACTTGCCGTTGATGGCTACGTCGCAGCATCGGCAATTCTCGTGGCAATCGCATACATCTACGCTCCATTCGATCTCCATCCCGTCGGGTGTGTTGACTTGGATAGCTTTCATCCCTCTTCCATCTCTCCACTGTGCGATGAATTCGGAGAAGTGGGGTGTGTTCAGTGTCATATGCATGGTGGTTCCTTGCGTGGTTGTGGTGGTGGTGTGGTGTGCTGGTGAGGCCCGGGCCTCACCAGCGTGGTTGGTGGTGGTCAGTTCTTGATGCCGTGCGTGGTCCTGAATGATACCCATGTCACCGCCTGCATAGTGGCGGCGCTCACCCCGCGGGCTGCGGCCGCTCTGTTGTATGCCCATTGCATGGACGCGTAGCGTCCGGCCGATAGGCTGGGGGTAGAGTCAAGGGGGATACGCTCCCCCAGGGCTATGCTGACGGCATGGCCATCGATGCAGACCTCGGCACCCCGGTCGCCCAGGATGCAGCCGTAGAAGCTACGCAGCTTTCGACCGGATAGGATGTCCGCTACCTCATCGCGGCCGCCAGCGCTGGTCAGGATATCGCGGGCCTTCATCTTGTTTGAGTTGAAGGTACAGACCGGGACTGCCATGGCAGCAGCGGTGCCACCGGCCACGAACGCCACAGCCATGGCCATGGCGTCCGCCACGTTGCGACTCCAGCGGTTCCGGGGGCTGAGTGCCGCCAATACACCGGCACAGGTTACGAGTGGGAGTGACGTGGCCGCTACCATGGCCGCTGCTGCAGCCTGTGCTCTGGGGTACCAAGCGGCCCCGGAAAGCCGCTCGTCTTCGTCCGCTCTGTCGTAAACTGCCAAAATATTAAAAGTTAGTGTTTCAATGTCCCACCCTTTTGACATGTAGGGCGTCATTCCCTTCTTATTGCGAATGGTGGTCATGCTTGCAGGGATGATGGTCTTGATGGTCTTGGTCATGGTGGTTGGTCCTTGTGTGGTTGCCGGGGAAGCCATCCGCTCCCCTCCAAATATATGTATCCATTTAATAGGACTCCGCCAACACTTTCGTGCATCTTTTTTCGGATACATATATACACGATGCACCTGTTGACAGCTGGCTTCCGACGCCTATTTTCAACCACGCCAGGCGCTATGCCACTTCCCCCCTACTATATCGCGTACCACCATTGAGGTGTCCGGGGTCTACCCCGGACACACCCCGGACACTACCCCGGACACACCGGAGAGCTTTCTTTTAAGGCCTGTTATCGGCCGGCCTTGTCTGGGGGGATGGGGTTTCTCCGATTAAACTACCACCACTCTATACCTTTAACTGTATACCTATACTATAAAGGTAGGGGATACAGTAGGTAGGAAGCATCCAATGAGCCGCACCCGGGACAGTATGGAACGATAACATACCCGGAAGGTAGTTTATGCCTGCTGTCCGGGGTAGTGTCCGGGGGCTACCCCCTGACAACCTCCAACACTTGACATAATGCCGGTGCAAGTGGTGCCACTTCCAACACTTGACATAATGCTTGACGCAATCCCGGGCCGGTGCCCACTTCCAACACTTGACATAATGCCGGTGCAAGTCGGAGCCGCTCGCAACCTCCAACACTTGACATAATGCCTGTGCAAGTTCCGTCCTGTGCCTACTTCCGACATTTGACATAATGCCTGTGCGTGTTGCTTGCTCGGGACGGATGCCGTAACCGTCTGGGGTCTATGCGCACCGTGTCCGGGCATTGTTCCCGCTGTGTTTGGTTTGTACTGGAGCGCCGTCCGCTTCGCGCGTCTGGTTATTGCGTCGGTCTGGTGTTTTTTCCGGTATCTTCACTTTACCCCTTGTGTTTGCTTGCCTTTTGTGCATGCCTGTTATTGTGTTTGGGGTGTGATTTTTGTGGGGCCTTCTCCAATCCGTCCCGTTGACGTGGGGACACTTCTCGGGTTCACTCTATCCATGACGACCATCCCGATACCGTTGTGCAGTTCCGCTACGAACTACGCTCCTTCCCTCCCCTCCGGTCCGGGGTTTGGGCTTGTCCGTGCTCCACCGTCCCACCACAAAGGCCATCCATGTTCGCTAACTTCTATGACCTGTTAGGCATCCCCTCGACTGCTACCCCTGAAGAGATCCGCGAGGCATATCGGTACCTCGCCCTCATCTACCATCCCGATATCCCTACCGGAGACCCTGAGGCTTTCAAGGCTATCGTGATCGCATATGCAACCCTACGCGACCCCGACCGGCGCGCAGCATATGACCTTGACCTATCCCCATGCCGACCGGCTTCCATCGATGCGCAACCCGGCAAGTTAGCGGATATCCTCCCCTTGCCAATACGGTCCGTTATTGCGTCGGTGTCGAGTGATGAGCTCGAACTTGCTACCATTACCTCACTGGTCAAAGAGGCATGGCCTTATGATTGACATCACTATTCAAGCTACCCTCTCCATACTGCTGATCCTATTCCTCCTATCCATCATGGGGCCGCCACATGCCGGTTGCTAAACCACACTCACAACTCCAGATGGCATGCCGTGATAGAGATGCTGAGAGGGCTGCATACGCCATGCTATTGGTAGCCGCTGAAGATATGCGCGACGGAGGGCCTCCCCCAAAATGGTCGTTGTCGTTGGTGGCTGAACTGCTCAACGTAGCAAAGGCACGCATCCAATACCGGAAGAGTCACGGACAAGTGGAACCCATGAACAGAGACCACACCACAGCCGGAGAGGCAACGACTGCTGAGGCTGCAGCGGTGATAGCATTCGCCTCAAACAAGAGAAGATAATGGGAGACCTCAGCATCTACCGCCGGCACATGGACATATGGGAGACCGCGGAGAAGCTACGAGTCAAGACAAAGGAAGGACCACGCAGGCCGTTCGTCCTCCGTCCCCAACAGACAACCCTGCTGAGAACACTACTCACGAAGCAGGACACACTGGTGTTGAAGCCCCGACAGATAGGGGCCTCTACACTGGTGGCCTACTATCTGTTCTGGACTTGGTTTACGTCACCAGACCCCATCACCATAGCGATACTCAGCTACAAACAACGAAGCAGTAAGAAGCTGCTCAAGATGGTGAAAAGCTTCTACTCAGAACTTCCGGCAAGCCTGCGACGTCCACTGTCGACCAACAACACTGAGGCACTGGAACTGGAAGACAGCGAAGCAGAGATAATCGCAGTCGGTGCACAGGACGACGGAGGTACCCGCTCATTCACTGCGCATCTCATCTGGCTGTCAGAGTTTGCCTTCATGCCCAACGCTGATGAACTGATAGCCACCACAGAGGGAAGCATCACAGAGAACGGGCAGATAATCGCGGAGTCAACAGCGAACCATTGGAACGATGCCCTACACGTAGAGATTCAAAAAGTAGACCGAGGCGAGTCTGACTGGGCCTACATCTTCTTTCCATGGAAGGACCACGAAGAGTACAGGCGGTCTGGTGTGGCAGGAGTGCTAAGCGAAGAAGAACAGCGGCTACAGCTGGAGCACGGCCTGGACGAAGCGCAGCTATTGTGGCGACGTCGAAAGGTATCGAAGCTCGGGGAGGAGATGTTCCCCCGAGAGTATCCACTGACGATTAAGGATGCCTATGCCCAAAGCGCCGGGTCGTTCTTCAGCGAGGCAGACCTTCAGGGCCTGGGCAGTCTTCAGAGTGCCCCCACCGGGACCACTCTTTTTGAAAAGGAGCCAGACCGCTCAGCTCTGTATGTCGCAGGCTTTGACCCCGGCGGTGGTGTTGGCCTGGACAACTCCTCGCTGTACATTCTAAACGCCACCACCGGAGAACCGGCGGCCGTTTGGAGAAAGAACCGTCACACCTTTGACGAAGCTCTGGAGGTTGTGGCTGCGCTGTGCATCAAGTTTGAGGCTGCGCTGTGCATTGAGTACAACAACCACGGCCATGGCTACTATGAGGCCTACCGGTCCTTGGGAGAAGCGCCTGGTCTGAAGCTGCACACGGACGCAGGCAAGCCCTTCTTTACTGACCGGAAAAGCAAGCGGCTGCTCTGGACGCATGTGAAAAAAAGCATCCAGCAGGGGGATGTGGTGACCGTCCCAGAGGCTGCGCTGGCAGACCTGCGCCAACTGCAGGTCGACGAGCATGGGCGCATCGTTCTACCGCGGACAAGCGGCGGCCACTGCGACGATGCCCAGGCCCTGGGGCTTGCCCTCTGGGCGGCAAAAGGTCGCCGCCTGCGGCGCCAGAACATGGTAGACCGCCTTATCTCAAAAAAACGCGCAGAGGCCATCCGAGCAAGAAGTGGTAGTAGTCTGACGGCGCACGGCGCTACGATGCACTCGGGACGACGGAGCCATTGACATGACTGTACGCAGCGACATCGAACTCATCCGGGCCGTCATGGCGCTCAACAAAGAGCGCTGGGACCAAGAGAAACCATTCCTCCGGCGACTCCGGGCGCTTTACGCCACCCGTTTTTGGTCGGAGTACCAAGACGTCCTCTTCGGAGAGGACGCCATCCGCATTGAAACGTCGGACGCCTACGGCTTTATCGAGGGCTTTGTGGCCTCCCTGTTCACCCGCAGCCCATCCGTTGAGGTCAACCACGACGCCTCCTCCGACGGAGACCCGACCCTGACCAAGGAATGTATCAATAGCTTTCTCCACAGGCAGAGAGAAGAGCAGGAGCGTGGGACCAGGCTGGCCCTTATCTATCCCTTTGCGTGCTTCAAGCTGGCCCCGGTGCCCTCAAGAGACCTGCTCAACAGGGTGACCTGCCGGGCCTGTCCGCCCTGGGAGATGCTGCTCGACCTCGACGCAGACCGCTGGTCTGAGCAGAGATGGGTCGGCCACGTCTACTACTTGACCCTGCCGGAGGCGAAGCAGATATATGGGTCGAAGGACTTTAAGCCCCGGCAGAAGGAGTTCTTCTTTGAGGAGGCCAGCGATGCGCACCGCGGTTTGTTGGCCAGCGAGCAGAAGACCACAGCGCCCGAAGAGTATCAGTACATCCAAGTGGTGGAACTGTGGAACTTGGAAGACGACAAGCTTCTTGTCTGGAGCCCGGACTACGCCGAAGGCCAGCGGCTGCTGAAGCGGGAGACCATCCCGCTTCGGGACTACGACGACAGCCCCATGTCCACCATTGTGCCTCTCTTCTACGCCACAGAGCCTGACAACCCGCTGCACGGCTACAGCACCCTCAGACGGTCATATGACCAGTTTGTTGAAAAAAATGTTTTCCGCAGCTTTATGGCCAACTCCATTCGCCGCAATACCCGACAGTACATCTCGAGAAAAGGGGCGCTGGACGCTGAGGAGATGGCCAAGCTGACCAGCGGGATCGACGGCGCATTCGCAGAGTATGAGGGCTCAGACGACCTCAGCCAGATTGTGCGCGAGGTGGACAAGAGCAACCTCTCCACCGACTACGACAAGCACCTGCAGTACATCGATGCCGATATGAGCAGGGCATCGCTGTTGGCACCCTTCGTAAAGGGCGAAGCCACCAAGGCCACAGCCACTGAGGTCACGGCCCTTGCCTCGTATTCTGCCAGTGAAATCGGCCGGTTAGCCAGGCAGCGTGACAGCGCCATTGAAAACTTGGCCCACACCGTGACACGCATCTTCCACCTGTTTGCCGACGAGGGAGAGAAGGCCGTCGTGACGGTCAACGGGGTGCCGGCGGTTGTCACCCCAGATGCCCTCAACGGCCGGTTCCGGTACACGGCCCTGGACCAAGCCTCGACGCCCCTCTCTGACGCCATGAAGCGCCAGCAGTTCTTGGCCCTGCTGCCCAACCTGCAGACCGTTGGAGTTCCGATTGAGAAGCTGCGGGAGCACATTGTGCGGGAGTTCAACCTACCGGACGACTTCTTGGAGATTCTGGAAGAGCCAGCGGACCCGAGCCGTATGAAGAATGTCGACCCGTCCGTCGCGCCAACCCAGCCGGGAATGACCCAGGCTGAACAGCTGGCCCAGTCCCTGCAATCCATGCCCGTGGGATAGACAATGCCCCTCCATCGATTCAAGTGCAGTTCATGCAAGGCCTCCGCAGAGGAACTCTACAGCCAGTCTGAAGAGGTCCCCGAAGCAGTGCCCTGTCCGTTTTGCTCGGGAACCCTCAAGCGGCAAATCCCGCTGGTGGCCCGCACCGAGGGCCGCTGGGGAGACCAGATGGGCAAGCACGGAGTGAACGGATTCTATGACCGGGGCCTCGGCAGACGGTACTACAACTCCCTTGAGCGGGACCGCATCTGCCGAGAGCAGGGCAAGATCCCCCTGTCGGATATGGGCGACGGCTGGTGGGAAGCCCGGACCGCGGAGCAGGTCGCTGAGAAGCGACGGGATGAAGCCATGCTCTCGACGTACCTGGGAAAAGTCCGAGAGTATGGCGGAGACACCGTCCGAGCCATGAGCGAAACCATGCCCGCCAAGGACTGCTTGGCGGGCAAGTATGATTAGGGGAACCAATGCTGAAGCTGGTAAATATCCTGACCGCTATGCGTGGCCTGACTGAGCAAATCGGAGATGTCGCGGAACGCCTCGACGGCACCGATGAGCGGGCCCGTCGTCGTATTCGGAAGTTAGAAGCCCGTGTGGCCAAAATCGAATCCGATATGGTAGAAATCCGCAACCGCTCAGAAGAGCAAGAGGTACACAATGCCTGATTTATCTGGAGCCATGTCCGCCGAGCGCGAACTGGACAACCTGATTGGCCAAGCCGAAGCCCAGGACGCTCAGTTTATGGAAGCCATCAGCCTGGAGGGCAGCTTCACAGACAAGGGCATGAGGGCCCTGGTGTCTGCCCTGGAGGCCGGACTGTCCGAGCTGGGCATGTCTGGGGATGAGGCAAAGATTGGGGAGGCGCTGCTCGATGATGGCAGCGTGTCCGAGGACCTGAACCGCGCACTGATGATGGTCGTCAGCCCCATCAACGACGCAGTAGAGGCAGGCATTCTCGATGCAGACCTGTCCATCGATCTCGACGGGATCGATGAGGACCGCGAACTGACGATGGCAGCCAGCCGGATTCGCATGGCCTTCCAGGACCGGGAGTTCAAGCGCTGGCTCTCAGAGCAGGTCGATGAGCCGGTCGAAGAAGAAGTGGTCGTCGAGGAGTCCACCACATCGGATGTTGATGGTGGGGACATGACCGACGACCAGGTAGACGAGTTTTTCATGTCGCGCATGTAGCGCAAACACACAGGAGTCCACATGTTCCACGTTTTCTTTTCTCCAAGTGATGGCGATGGGGGCTCTGCGGCCCCTGAGGCCCCTGAGGAGGCCGCAGAGGCTCCAGACTCCGGTGAGTCGGAGGCCGCCGAAGCGCCTGCTGTAGAGGCCACAGAGGCCTCTACAGAGACACCGGAGGCCATGAGCATCGATGACCTGCTCTCCACCCACCTCGTTGGCCAGGAATACGAGGGCGGACACAAGGGGCTGAACTATCAGTCCATCCTCGACGGCCTGCCAGAGGACGCACGAAAGCTGCTCGGGAATCTGCGCGCCAGCTACAGCCAGAAAACAGCAGCACTGGCCAACGAGCGCAGAGAACTGGAAAAACTGCGCACCGAGGTCATGAGCCGCCGGCAGACGCTGCTCAATGGCGATGGGGTCGCGGCAATCACCGCGGCCGCCTCTGCCGACCTGAAAGCAAACCCCGACTTCGACCCCTGGTCGGAGGCAGGCATTGAGGCACTGGCAGAGCAGAAGGCCGCCAAGATGCTGCAGAAGTACATCCAGCCGCTGCAGGACCAGTTTGCCGTCGCGCAGTACCGGGCGGAACTGGACAAGTTTAAGTCCGAGCACCCGGACCTGATGGGCGATGCAGAAATCAAGAGCAAGGTCACGGAACTGATGCGCGGCGACCCGGACCTGAGACTCAAGAACGCCTACTGGATGGCCAAGGGCATGGTCGGAAAGTCCCGGGCAGCAGACCGGGCGGAGGCATCCGCCAACGACAGACAAAAAAAGCGCGACATCCTACAGGGCACCCGGACCGGACGCCGGGCCGGAGGAGCAAAGCCAGCAGGCAAAGTCAACGCCTGGGCTGCTTTCCAGGCCGCGAAGGCCGCCTCCGATACCCCTGGATAGGCTTTCCCTGGACTGCCCCTCCCGGCTGGTGTGGACTCCGGCAGGCAGGGGTGGTCCTGGGTTTTCTTGCGCTTTTGGGTTGTTTCGCGGTATTGATAGAGCGGAGCCTCAGCGGACCCGCATTGCGGCCACCCCACGGCCCCCAGCATAGCAATGACCCGACATCGGATACCAGAGCGGCTGGCAGACAAACACTGCTATTCCTGGGATTAAAGATGGCAATCACCAATGATCTGCTGTCGACGACGCTGAGGATCATCCGTCCCAACTTCGTCGACGAACTCTACAAGAAGACTCCGATTCTGGACTGGGCGCGCAAGGCTGGCGGCATCGACTTTGAGGACGGCGGGACGAAAGTTTCCTGTCCGCTCAGCCTCATTGAGCACTCAAATATCACTGAGTACCCAACAGGCTTCGAGCCCACCAACACCGCGGTGCGCACCATCATGCGCAACGCTGACTACGAGTGGGACGATTTCTCAGCTCCAATCGTCATCACGAAGAAAGAAGAACTGGAAAACAACTCTGAGCGCGGGGTCGTTAAGATTCTGGAGGCCCGCACCAAGAACGTGTTTGGCCTTCTTCGTCGTGAGACCAACAAGCAGCTCATCGCTGGAAACAGCACCGTCCTGCTGAACCTCAACACGCTCAACGGCGTGGCGAGCACCAACGGATTCATCGAGCAAGCCCTTCCTGGCGCTCAGACGAACACGGTTGGGGGAGTCTCAAAGACCACCTACCAGAACACCCGCGGCTGGCAGAACCAGTACCAAGATGCAGCCAACGCAGCCAGCACCAACCTGCTGCCTGCCATGAACCAGATGTGGATTGCCGCCAACAACGTCGCGCCAATGGGGGAGATTAAACTCATCCTCAGCAGCATTGCGGCCATGAGCAACTACAAGCGACTCCTCCAGGCTCAGGAGCGGTACATCGACGAGAAGGTTCTCGACGCTGGCCGCATGGCCCTCGCCTTCGCTGGTGCCATGATCGAGCAAGACTCGGACATGGCTGTCAATGGTGGTGTTGGTGTCAGCGAGTGGAGCCAACTCTGGATCAACTTCGACGCCCTGAAGATTGTGATTCACTCTGGCGCTGACTACAGCACCAGTGACTTTATCTTCTCCCAAGGCAACACCAGCCGCTTGGCGCACGTCTATCACAAGTGCCAGCTCACTACCGACCACCTCGGGTCTCTCGGCGGAATCCGTCGAGCAGATACCTGGTAAGGAGTACTGATATGTCTACTGACCGTTTGATTCAGTTCCTCGACACCACAGATGCTGAGGGCAATGCCCTGGGCCCCTCGGTTAGCAACCGGCGCGAAGTGGAGACATTCCATGCCGGCGGCACAATCGCAGCTGGTGATTGGGTCATGTTCGACGCCTCAAAGACCGGCGCTGCTCGCGTGGCCTACGTCCTTCAAGCACCCGCTGTCGCCACCAAGGGCAATGGAGCCGTCATTGGTTGCGCTCTGGAGGCTGCTGTTGCGGGTGACCTCATTAAGGTCGTGACCGCCGGATACCACGCTGCAGCGAATGTCGATGGCGCTGTAACAGCAGGCGACATCCTTGTGGGACCAATCACCGTCGCGGGCCGCGCTGACATCGAAGTTGTGACCGGCGTGAATGCCACCACTGGTAAGTGCGGAATCGCGCTGGGTGCTGATGTGGGTAACTTTGCCCCCGTCTGCGTGGTCAAGGTCTTCTAATACCAGTCAGTCTGGGCCAGTCGGTCCCTCGCC